ATAAAACTTTCAATTTAAAAGAGTATCGAAAGGAAAAAGAATTTGATAAAACAGTAAAGAAATTTAATTTATAACATATTTAAAAAACAATATATTATGATAAGCATTAAATCAACAAAAACAAAACCTAAATATAAAATAGGTGATTATGTTAAATTAATTGATGATAATTGGGAGATTGAAAATTTAGTACATATTTTAGATATAAATGATGATATCGAAAATCCAGATTATTATGTAGACGCAATCTATATTAAAACAAAGGAAAGAGTAAAAGTGTGGATTGATGAAGAAGAAATAGACAAGAAAACTAATGCAAAAGAAAAAATAAAATTTAAAAAAATTGAAATACATAAAAAAATATGAAAGTTCTAATTTAAATGAAATTGAAAAACTAGTAAATCATTTAATTATTTTTATACGTGGAGATAATGATAATATTAATTATACATCATATAATGGAGATTATGCATTTTTATATACTATCAGTGGTGTTCAAAATAAATATTTTATGAATGTAAGATTGTCAACTAATAAAGAATATATTTTATTTAATATTGATACTATAATTCAAAATCCAGGGTGGATAAATAAATATATTGAAGAAATATCACAATTTATTAAATTTATAATGGATAAATACACAGAACTTGGTAGAATAAATATTTCAAATGTTGATAATATTATAAATGATGTTACAAAAGAAAAGTATGAAATTTATTTAAATACACTAAAATACAATTTATAAAAAAAAGAGAGAATCTTTGATTCTCTCTTTTGCTATTTAGGTTCATTAAATCGCACGGTTTATCTTTATTTTTGAAAAAGATTATCCTTCACATTATTTTCTGCATAATAAGTAGTAGCTGCAGATATATTTGAATATGCTACTGTTATTCCATCATTTGTTGCATCATAATTAAAAGAATTACTACTACTCATTCCCATTGATTCAGCAACAAAACAAGAATCTTGATTTGCTCCAAGATATATAAATTCAGTATTAAATTCCTCTCTCATTTCTGTTACCATGTTTTTTATTAATTCTCTATGATACACTCTTGATGAATTTTCTTCACCATCTGTTAATATAACAAATAATGTTTTATCACTTCTTTTGCTTTTTTTAGTTGATCCTAAGAGATCTAAATAATTATCAATACATGTACCAAGTGAATCATATAAACTTGTTCCACCATTAGCATAATAAGTATCTTCATTAAGTTCGTCTACATCATTAATATCAACATTATTATATGGCATATAAAAACTTGTATCAAAAAACATCAATGAAAAATTTATTTTATTTCCACTTTCTTTTTGTTCCATTAAGAATTTATTGAATCCTTCTCTTGCTTTCTCTATTATCGAACTCATTGAGCCAGACATATCTAACATACAAACTATATCTATCTTATTCATATATTATATAATTTTTTCTCCACATTTTGGACAAAATTTCCAAGTAGATTTTCTCAAACGATACCCGCAATCTCCACAGTACTCTCTTATCTCATTAATACTCTGTGATTTAGAAGAATAAGGCATAAGTTTATAAGATATTGAGTGAAAAAATGTATCTGAAAACGCCACATTTACATTTTTCAATTTTTGTTCTGACAAATCTCCTTTTTCAATTCTACCAGTTTCAATAGTATTAACACTTAAAGTTGATGTAGGTGTTGAGTTAATATTTAAGCTTGATGTATATGTTGAACTAATACCAAGATTATCTGTGCTGCTAAATGACATATTACCTATGTTATTACAACTTTGTGTATAGATATTATTTATACCACTTAAATCAGAATAGCATCTTGAATTTGAATTGCTGCTATTAAATGTAGAATTTCCAGATAGTGTTATGAATGTAGAATTACCGTAATTATTTTCATATTTAGTTGGTTTAGGTGGAAATTCATATTTCACATTGACTTCATTGCTATTATTACTTCTAAAATATTCTTTATAAAAATTAAAAGTAATTAATCCATTGTTTTCAACAGCTTCAACAGCTTCTTTATTGTTTCCATCAATGTTATAGGTTTCAAATAACATTTTACGTTGCTCATCTAAAAATCTGTCTAAGAATACATCTTGACCAGGATTTAAAATTAAATAAGAATCTCCTTTTTTTACTGAATTGAAAATTATTTCTACCCCTATTTTTTCTTTTAAAGGGTTAAATAATTTAAGTTCAAAGTTATCTCCATCATTCAAGTAAATGATGTTATCCTGATAAACTTTTAATTCGTTACGTTTACTAGTAACTTGAACAGAAGGGTTTCTGTTCAACATTTTGTTGTTTTTCATTGTTTTTTATTTTTTTTATATTTTTAGTTTGCTAATTCATTCATTGCCTTTCAACAATTCCAAAGTCATAATGGCTCTAAACTAACACAACCCAAAAAAATGAACCTTGTCACTTTAAGTGCGACATTATTATATATAATTTTTCTATCACCCCCATAGTATTAAAATATATTAAAATTTAAATTATATTCAATTTTTATTTGTATCTTTGTAGAATAATTTAAAATAATATGTTATGAAAGCAGAAAAAACAGTTTGGTCATATTATTATGATGATTATATTATTAAATCAGATTCAATATATATTGAAAATTTAGGAATATTTAATGGTGATTATAGATATAAAGGTGATGAAACATATTGGTTTTCAGAAAAATATGATGAATTCTATGACAATGAGATAACTATTGATGAAGTTGAAAAATTTAAAAACAATACCAAATGATTAAATTTTTTAAAATTACCAAAAAAACAATACAGGACCATATGATTATGCCAGTTAAATATCATGAGAAAAAGGTTCTTCAAAAACAAGAAGAATATGATGCTATTCAGATAAGATTAAAAAAGTTTGAGAAAGAACAAATTGAACGTAATAAATTAATATCTGAACTTGATGATATTCATATGAGATTAGAGAAAAGTAAAGTTGATAAAATTTCATCTGAAGAATATCATGAAATTTATAAAAAATTATTAGAAATAGAAAAACAAAAATAATTATGAAAAATGTAACATTTTATGTCATTTGCTTTATTATTGGTATTATAATAGGATGTATTCCTAGCTTGTTTAAAATTGAATATATATCATTTAAATGGTGGACAATAATTTTAATATCTGACATTTTATTTGTACAAATTTTAAGTTACATAGATTCAATGATAAAAAATAAAAAGTCAAAATCAAAATGAAAGACTTAAAAAATATCACTCAAGAAGAGGTTGAAACAATATGTGAATTACTTGAAGAACCATATATAAATCATATGGCTGGACTTTGGAATTATGGGCTGGCAGTTCAAATAATTACAACATCAACTGCAAATAATAACAGAGATGATTCTTATGTAACCATTTTTTATGATGGAAAAATTAATTTACATAGAAATAATGGTAATTGGGGTGGTATGAGAGATGAATCAATATGTTCTTTGATTATAACTGACTACTTGAGAAGTGAAGGCTATGAATTCAAGTATGAAATACCTAAAAAATTAGAAAGAAAGTTTAAATTAAATGAATTAAATAAAATATCTAAACTATAACTCACTAATAATATTAATTTAAAAAGACTACAGAAATTTCTGTAGTCTTTTTTTGTATTTTTTGACTTCATTATATTTATATATACATATAAAACATTATATGAAAGTACAAAAAACGTTTACAATAGAAAAAGAAATATCAAAAGAATTTGATAAGATTTCAAAAGAGAAGTCAATTAATAAATCATTATTCATAGAAAATGCTATGAAAGAATTTATTCAAAAAACGATAAATCAAAAATGATTATTGGTGTATATAAAATAACAAATCTAATAAATAATAAATGCTATATTGGATCATCAATAAATGTCAAAGGAAGAATATGTGCGCATAAAAATGATTTAAAAACTAATAAACACCATTCTATTAAATTACAAAGAGCATATGATAAATATGGAATTGAAAATTTTAAATATGAAATTATAGAAGAATGTGAAATAGAAAATATAATAATTAGAGAACAATATTATATTGATTTTTTAGATTGCTGTAAAAACGGATATAATGTATTACCAAATGCTGGTAATAATTTAGGTATGAGACATAGTGATAAGACAAAGGAAATATTAAGGCAGAAAAGTATGGGAAATAAAAGTCATTTTGGTATAAAACAAAGTGATGATACTAAAAAAAGAATATCAGAAAAATTAAAAGGAATACCTTTATCCGAACAGACTAAATTAAAAATGAGTAAATCAAGAAAAGGTAATGTTTCAGAAAAATCAATTATTTATTTAATAAAATTTAATAAATCAAGAATAGGAATTCCGTTATCAGATGAAACAAAAGAAAAAATAAGTATCTCAAAAAAAGGTAAACATCAAAGCAAAGAGACTATTGAAAAAAGAGTAAAAAAGAATACTGGACAGACAAGAACAGATGAAGTTAAATTAAAAATGAGTAAAGCTATGACTGGGATAAAAAAAATACCGATGTCTGAAGAAAATAAATTATTGAGATCTAAAAAAGTTGCTCAAATATCAGAAAGTGGTGAAATAATAAAAGAATTTGATAGTTTAACAAAATGTGCTACTTATTTTGGTACTAAAATTAATAGAATATGGGAAGTGTTATCAGGTAATAAAAAATCATACAAAAAAAATTATTTTAAATATTTATAAACTTATTATTTTTTTATACTATATAAGAAGTGGAAAATTATCCACTAAATATAAAAATAAATAGTTAAATGATTAAATTACAAGGTGTTGTAAAATTTTACAACGAAACTAAAGGTTTTGGATTTATTAAAAATACTGAAACAAACGAAGACGTATTTGTACACGTTAGCGGATTAATTGACAAAATCTATGAAAATGATAATGTTACATATGAAACAACTCAAGGTAAAAAAGGGTTAAATGCTATTCAAGTAGAATTGGCTGATTAAGATATATTCTTAAAGATTTTAAAAAAAGACTCAATTAAATTGAGTCTTTTTTTATATATTGAATTTATCAGCAGTTTGAGATAATAAATAATCTTTATATTTTTCTGGATAATCTTTTATTATTTTTTTCTTAGTTTCTGGTTTCAAATAATCAAAAAATGTAATATTAACTGTTGTGCCTTTATCATTCCAATTAGCATTTGAATCAATTAATAATTTCAAAATATCATAATACACCACTTCGTTCAATTCAATAATTGAGCTATAAAATCCAGCAAGTAATAATGGTGTCCAACCTTGACTTGTATTATCTTGAAAATTTACATCAGCGCCTTTTTCAATTAAAATCTTAACAATATTTATATCAGCATCTTTATTAATAGAATATATCAAAGAAGTATATCCTTTATCATTTATATAATTAACATCAGCACCTTTATTTATTGCGCTTACTACATTTTCTATATCTGAGTCTATACAAGCCTCAATTAATTCTTCGTTTAAATCAATCTGATTGTTTTGTTCAAAATTTTTTAAATATTTCATAAATTAAATTTGTCTGCATTTTTTTTCGTTAAATATATTTCATATTGTTTATGATATTTCTTTAATATATGGGATTTTACTTCTTCATTTTTTGATAAATACCAAAAAAAATCTTTTGAATAATCGACAGAAAAATGATGTTTAATATTCCAATCAGCTCCTGCTTTAATTAATTTTTCCATCATTGATGTGAAATAATCACTGCTTGCACCAGTAAGTCCCATAGATGATAATATCAAAGCTGTTGTTCCATTTTCATCTTGATAATCTAAATTTGCTCCTGATTTTATTAATTCATCAAAAACTTTTTCATATCTATTAATAATAGCAAATTGCAGAGCAGTTTTCTTACTTAATTGGTCTTGTAGATTTAAGTTTATTTGACCAGATTTTATCATATTAATCATTTCATTTTCTCCTCTTATATTTAAATCTTTTTGTCTTACTAGATTTAACAAATCATAAGTATGGTATTGTTTTTCATTGAATTTTAGTTCTTCGTATAATTTAATATGTTTCATAGTTTTATATATTAAAAAATAATTATTATTTTATTGAAATCAAGTTAAAAAAATACCTCACATTTTTTATATATAGTTAAAATTAATTTTTAGTATGAAAATAGAAAAATTCAATGAAAAGTCAGATAGCAGTACGGGAATATACGCGATTGTTAGCATACCTGAGGATAAACGTCAAATTAATTTTAATGATTTGTTGAAAGATGAATATTATATAAAATATAAAAAAGTTCATGAGAATGATGAAAAATCTTTAATTCAATATTCAATTGAGCACTATCTTTTTGAGCAAGGATTATTAAAATTTAGTTATAAATTAGTTGATGAATCTGGTACTGAGGTAAAAATTGAAGAATTAGATAAAAGGATAGAACTTAACAATAACACAAACAAATTTAATATATGAAATATATAAAAACATTTGAATCAAATAAGCAGGAAAAAAAGATTACTCTAATTAATTTAGATGATGATTCAAAAACAATAAAAGTCACTCAAGGTGAACTTGATGATTTAATAGAAGATGATTTTACTATTCTATATGATGATGAAGAAATAGAATATGATTCAAACCATCCAGATGAATGGAGATATGATTCAGATGAAGAAGATGATATAAAAAATGCATTAAAAACATATAGAAGTATGATAAAAATGTATTCATTAGGTAGTAAAAAAATGATAAAAGTCACAAAAGAAGAACTTGATGTGTTAATAGAAGAAGATTTTACAATTCTGTATGATGATGAAGAAATAGGGCATGATCCAAGTCTACCAAATGAATGGAGATATGATGATGATGACGAAGAAGAAATAACTAGATGGTTGGAATTATATAGAATATTAAAAGATCCAGAAAAAGTTAATCAAACAATAAAATTCAACTTATGAAATATATAAAGAGATTTGAATATTTAAATCAAGATGATGCATTATTTTATATGGAAGTAACTCCAGAAGTTGCACTTAGCTATTGTAGTGGTAATCCTCTACCTTCCAATGACCCTATTCCATTAAACTATCAAATATTAGAATATGCATTTGGAATGCCAATTGGCGGTGCAACAGATGAAGAATACGATGAAGTTGCTCAGGAGAATTGCGATTGGTATGATGGAACATTACAATCAATAAAAGATGGCATCAATACTGTCAACTCTTTTGATTTTGCAAGTGAAGGACCAGATTTTGTATTGGGCATAAATTATGAAGGAAACTTAGAAGATGAATCAGCAGAATTTGGTGATCTTTATATTTTTTTTAAAGATTACAGAAAGATTGAACTGATTTTTGTTTATGATTGTAAAAAGGAGAAATATTATAGTCCACACATATTCAAAAATCTTTATCGTACTCCTGGATTATACAATAATATAGATAAATTTAACTTATGAAATATATAAAAAAATTTGAAAAATTTGAAAATATTCTAAAAATAGGAGATTATGTTTTGGCTATATCAAAGGCTAATGATGTGATTTTCACCAGTTATATTAACAATTCAATCGGTGAAGTAATTAAAATTACTCCTGTATATTCTAAAAATGAAGGAAATAAATATAAAGTATACGATGATATTGATATTAGATATTATGGTGTACCAAAAAGTGAAATTGATTTGTTTACAAAAGAAAAAAAGCATAACTCATATAAAATAAAATTTCCTTCGTATATGATTTATAAATTTTCAGAAAATAAAGAAGAATTAGAAATTGAAATAAACGCAAATAAATTTAACTTATGAAATATATAAAAAAATTCGAACAGAATATAGATTTACCAGAAAGAGGTGATTATGTATTAATGAATAGTTATGGAATATCTGAAGTTGAATATTTTGTAACTCATAATTATGGAGTATATCTTAATGCTTATATTGATAAATTGACTAAAGATCCAAAAATTAGAGTTAGATATGAAAATATACCAGGCAACATAGCTTTGTTTTTTCATGATGACACAATAACATTTGATATGGAGTTATTAGTTGCTTATGGTAAAACAATAGAAGAGTTAGAAATGAAATTAAAAGCAAATAAGTTTAACTTATGAAATATATTAAAAAATTTGAATTGAATACAAATATACCTGAGATTGGTGATTATATATTGACAGTATATGACATAAAAAATGATAGAAATACTTCTATTAATCAGTTAAAAAAATTCATAGATAATACCATAGGAATAGTAGTAGATGACTTAGAATTTGGTGTACATAATAATTATGTTCGTGTAAAATATGAAAACATTCCTGAAAATATAAAGAATTTTTTTATAGATGATAGAAAGAGATTTAATATTGTTAGCATAGTTGATTATGATAAAGATTTAGAAACATTAAAATATAAAATTGAAGCAAATAAATTTAACATATGAAATATATAAGGAAGTTTGAAGAAAAAAATAGTGAACCAAAGGAAGGAGATTATGTATTAATGAATTCTACAATGATGAATCCTAATCTAAATGAATTTATTGATAATGAAGTTGGTAAAATCGTAAAAATTGATGATAAACGTGGTTTCATATCAGTAGAAGTTGAATATGAAAATATTCCTATGGAAATTGCAAGCTTATTTGGATATAATGATTATAAAAATCATGAAAATACAGGAATAAAAGTTTTTTTAATGAGTAGTATAATTGAATTTTCTGATAACAAAACAGATTTAGAATATAAAATAAACGCAAGAAAATTTAACTTATGAAACATATAAAAAAATTTGAAATATATAAACAGTGGGATAATGAAAATAGATATTGGGAAGTGACATTGTTACGTCCATATTTTATTTTATCATTAAGAAAAATCGGAGTTCCAAATGATTTAATTGCGGAATGGGATGAACAGTACTTAAATGAAGATCATATTGTATACGTATATAAAGAAGAAATTAAAAATTATGATAGTTTGATTGATGACTATGATATTATAACTGAATGGAGATTGCAGCTAGATAAAGATGACAGAGATAAATATATATTTGGAGGTAGAATTAAACTTAGAGAATTTGAAATAGATGCAGATAAATTTAACTTATGAGATACATAAAAACTTTTGAAAGTTCTTTAAATCAAGAAGAAAAAGAAACATTACTAAATAATACTGCTTATTATTTAGAAGAAGTTATACCAAAAATAGAAGGATTTTAAGAATGCGTATGGTCAGCCACTGATTGGATTGATTATGATGTTGATAACGATGTTGAATTTACATTTTATTTTGATACTATGTATTTTGAAGATGAGGAAGATTTTGAAAAATTTGAAGAGTTCTTAACTGAAAACAATTTAGATAATGATATAAAAGAGAGTTATTATGACATAAAAGATAATTTTATTAATAAAAGAATGTTAAGCATGTCAATAAAAATACCAATAAAAAAGGTGATTGAATTAGGAGAGTTATATAATTCTATGCATAAATTTAACATATAAAAACCAAAATAAAAAATTAATATATAATTATAACCATATCAATATTTTATCATTTTTTTATTTAAAAATGAAGATAAAATTAATATAGAGTTATAATTATGAAAGTTAAAATAAACGATTTAAATCAAATCACGAAAGAAATAGCATTAGATAAACTTTCTGAATCAAACACATTAGATTTAGATCAAATCGATGAATATCTTGATATTTTATCTGCTTTGAAGGACGGAATGATTGTTTTTAATATATCAACAACTGCAGGAGATTATATATTATTTATAACTGCGAATCAATCTAAAAATTTAATATAATTCATGAAATACTTAAAAACTTTTGAGAAACAAAAAGAAAAGGAAAAAGAAGATATTATATTATATAAAAATGAGGATTTTACAATTACAGTAAATGATAAAGGTAATATGACTTATTTTAATGATTATATGTCAAAATCTCCAATTTATGGTATAATGTTTGAAATAAAAAACAAATCTAAATATTTAAATGATACTGAATTACGAGATATTAAAATAACAGAATCAGAAAAATACTTTGCTATATTATCATTAGATCCAAAATATGAAAGTAATAGGGTTAAATATCATTCCTCTATTATAAATAACTTCTTGATAAGAAATGGAAATAAAATAGAACTATCAGATATTTCAGATAAAGCTTACACAGCATTGAATGAAAGATATTTTCCTATGATAGAAGATATTATAAAAAAATCTGAAACAATTGGTGATTTAATTGATTATTTTAAAGTTTTATATGATGAAATAACAGAGAATTTACCTACCTATTTGGCTACATCAAAATTTAACATATAAAAAACTCATCAATTAAATTGATGAGTTTTTATTTATTTCCATTTTTTAATAAATTCTTTTTCATTTTTTCTAAATAAAAGATCAAATCTATATCCATCACAAGTAAGAATTTTGTCCACAGAATATTTGAATTTAACTTTACCATAATGTTCATTATACTCAAACATTTTCTTACCGCAAATTTTAAATATTTTCTTACGCTTTCTTGGTAATCTCTTTCTAACCATTTCCCAACGAGAAGGATTTGGATTTTTTGGTTTTGTGTATGAATGTTTTTTACAATAATAATTGTCTTTATAATCAGTGCTATATGATGTTGGTTTACCACATTTACAGCAAGTTGTTAGTGGTTCAAATACAGTAGCTGAATATGAGCATTTTTTACAATATGCATATCCATCTGTTCTATCTCTACGTTCCATTTCATGTTCACACACTGAAATTTTTTGAAATTTTTGCCAAGCATTTTCTTCAGCTTCTTCAATTGTATTTCCTTCTCCTCTGATAAAACAATCTGGTTGTTTTGGAAATGCTTCAAAGAATGCTGTTTCATAACATTCTTTATTTGAAAGTTCATCAGATAATGCATCTAAAGTATTACCAGAAAAGATTTTATCTAAACTACCTGATGGTAAAACAACTCCATGTTCTCCTCCTTGACAAAAACAATTCCATTCATACTTAGAATCATATCCTTCTTTTTTGCCTGATATTTGTACTTTCATGATTTATTCACTTATTTCGTTTAACTGTTTTAACTTTTTTTTTCTTATTTCTTTTTCAGTATAAAAATAATTATTTATATTTGATATGAATATTTCTTCAAAATCATAAAAATAATATTCATTAATAAATATAAATCCGTTATTATTCTCATTTTTGCCATAATACATTTTTCCTACTATAAAATTATCATTGTATGCTTTTTTACATAAATATTTCATTTAATTTTTTCAATTTAAGTTTTCTGTTTTCTCCAATATTAATAAAATAATCTTTTAATTTTGGTTCTAAATTTCCAGACACAACAAATTTGGTATTACAAACAAAAATATATTCATATGCTAAATATTTATTTTTCAATCTAATATTGCTTAGATTATATTTATTAAGATGAATAATATTATCACTATGATAATATTCTCCTGATTTAATATAACTAGAATAAGTTTTTATACATTTTAATCTCATATGTAATCTACTGTAATTTTTTCAATTTTATTTTTCGTATTTCTTTTTCAGTATAAAAATAATCTTTTAATTTTGGTTCTGCAATTCCATCAATTACAAATTTATATCCTTTTAGATTAATATATTTAAAAAAAGAACCTGATAATAAATAATCAGAATGAATAATATCATCACAACTGCAATAATTTCCAACATTAATGTTTCTATATGTTTTTTTACATAAATATCTCATATAATAATTTTAAGTAAAAACAAAGATACAATAAATTATTTAATATTACACAATATTTCTAATTTTATTTTTCGTATTTCTTTTTCACTATAAAAATAATCATTTATTTTTGGAGAACAATATAGATTATTATCATCTGTTAAAAAAAGTAAACTATTTATTTGAATCATTTTAGAATTAGTTAAAATAACACAATCATAAAATTTTCCAATAATAATATCTTTTGAATATGTTTTTTTGCATAGATATTTCATTTGCACTTATTCATTATTGTTAATATTTCATCTTTGTCATTGATAGTATATTTTTTTAAATCATTCATTATATTTAAAGAGAATGAATCTTCAAATAATACTACATCACTTTTAAAATATTTAAAAAAATTCAAATAATCACCTGAATTTGATATATTTTTAAGTGAATCTTTTGATATAAATCTTTTGTTGAATCCCATAATTTTTTATTTTTAATTTATATGATTATTAATTTGGTATGTTTTATATTTAAGAATATTTAACCACAAAATAATGATATTAATTGACATATATTTTTGTATATCAGATTTTTGTTGTACTTTTGTGTATCATTAATTAAAACACAAACAACATGAAATTAATTGGATTTGCAAATAAATTTTATACTCTGTGGAGTTATTCAGAAGAAGAGTTATATACTACAGTTAATAATCAACCATATAAATATGGAGTCAAACAGATATATTCTTATATTAAGAATATTTCTTTTGATTTAGATAAAGTAAAAGAACTTTATCCTAATGTGAAAATTGATGATGATTTGAAAGGTAAAAGTGCAAGTTGGTCAACTGAACCAAAAATTCAATATCCTGCTGAATGTTTTCATTTTGGTAAATATGAAGGAAGTTTCATAAGTGAGTGTACAGATAAATCTTATCTGATTTGGTACTTTGAAAATGGTGTTTATGATGAGCGTCGTACAATAACAACAAACAGATTAATTGAATTAGGATGTTATTTTTATAATGATATATTATTTCAATCTATTGAATTACTTAACCAGTATACTGATCATATCAAAAAGCAAGCTGAGATTTCAAAGATGATTATAGAAACATATGAAAAATATAAAATATCTGGTATTTTTTCATATAATTTTTATAATTCATTAAGTAGTGAAGGAAATTATAGAGATAATTCTTTTGAATTTAGATTTAATGAATTTTCTCAACAGTGTTATGCTGGATATGATTATGGCTTGCCTTTAATGAATGGAAAATCTAAAAGAATTAAAAATAAAGTTCTTGAAATGGAAGTAATTACTGAAGAAGATAAAACTTTTGGTAATAAATATCTAAGAGTTTTAAGCATCAAATCTATAAAAAATATTTAATATGATCAAAGAAGAATTAATACAGGTATTTGAAGATACTAAACTACACAGTGAAGGTATATTGAAATCTGAAACAACATATCATTCATTTGATGACAGATTAATGTCAGATGTTAGTATTCCTTGTAGTCAAAACATACAGGTTATTAATTCTGATAGTGTATCTGCTATTACAGAATATAGCAAATTAGGGAAAACTTGTGTTCTTAATATGGCATCATTTAAACGTCCAGGTGGTGGAGTTGCAAAAGGCTCAAAAGCACAAGAAGAATGCTTATTTAGGTGCTCAAATTTGACTCATCTTATTAATACTGATAACTATCCATTAGGAGATGATAAAGCTTTATATACAAAGGATGCAGTATTTTTTAAGGATGTATATTATAACTATATGGATGAGGTTAAATCTGATGTCATAACAATTGCAGCACTAAATCTTAAAAATATTGAGGTTAATAGTAATTTTGATACAATATCGAAAGATAACATATCATCAATAAATTCTGATGGAGCAAAAATATCAAGGCATGATTATGAAGAATTAACAAAGGAAAAAATAAGATTAATGTTATCACTTGCAATTAAAAATGATGTTGATATTATTGTATTAGGTTCATTCGGTTGTGGTGTTTTCCAAAATGTTCCTGAAACAATGGCTAAAATGTTTAAAAAATTATTAGTAAATGAAGGATATTCTAAATATTTTGAGAAAGTAATATTTGCAATCATCAATGATAAAAACTCAGTTGGTAATAATTATGAGATTTTCAAAAATGTTTTTAGTGATTATAATTTAATATATTAAAAATGAAAAATAAGTTAAACATATTACAAACAAGAAAATTGAGTGATATTGTAAGCAATTTATATAAAGATGGTGAATTAGAAAAAATTCTACCTGAATTATGTAAATTACATACTACTACTAATGGTCATAAAAATAATTTTTATCATACATTAGGAGTACTTAACAACGTGATTGAATATGATAATGATAACTTAAAAATGAAGATTGTCGCTTTATTACACGACATTGGAAAGATTTCTGTTAGAACAAAAAACAATGAAGGAAATTGGACATTTCATGATCATGAAAATGTAGGTGCAAAAATGATACATAAAATTTTAAAAAGATTCAATATAACTAATAAGAAAACTGTTGATTATATTTACAGAATGGTAAAGTATCATGGTAGGGTAAAGATGCACAGGGATGTAACAGAATCAGCTATAAGAAGGTTAGATGTAGAAGTTGGACATGATATAGTATTAGAGTTAATAGAGTTCTGTAAGTGTGACATAACAACTAAATATGATGATAAGCGTCAACGTATTGTTTCAGGATTAGATGAAATAAAGAATAGAATATTAGAGGTTCGTGAGAAAGACAAAGAATCTAAATGGCGTTCTCCAATCACAGGTATTATAATAATGAAAATGTTAGAAATTACTACTGGTAGAATGGTTGGAGACATAAAGAAAGTAACTGATGAAAAAATAAAATCAGGTGAATGGACTGAAGAAGATGCTATTAAATATATTAATACATTTAGAAAATAATATGTAGTGTAATTAACACACTTGATACCCAAAAAAGGAAAACAATTATACTCAAGAGATACTGTAAAATCAGTCATATTCAGAAAAAGATAATACTTAGGTATTATCTTTTTTGTTTTATAACTCATTATATTAATATATAAATAAAAAATAAAAAATGCAAAGAGTATTAGTAACAGGAGGTTCTGGATTTGTAGGAACTAATCTTATTAAATATTTAAATAAAAATTATAAAGGTATTGAAATATCATCATTAGACAATTACTTCACAGGTAAAGAAGAAAATCATGTAGATGATGTTACATATTACAATGGTAATACATGGGATGCTCCTGAAATATTAAAAAATAAGAAATTTGATACAGTTTTTCATTTTGGAGAATACTCTAGAATTGTAAAATCATTTGATGATATTAAATATGTCGAAAAAACAATTTTATATGGCACACCAATAATAATGGAATTGTGTAGAGAATGGAATGCAAAATTAATATATTCTGCTTCATCTTCTAAATTTGGAAATAATGGTGAAAATGAAAATTTAGCTCCTTATTCATGGATGAAAGCAAAGATTGTTGAACTTATAAAAAATTACAATAAATGGTATAATTTACAATATGAAATTTGCTATTTTTTTAACGTGTATGGTGAAGGTCAAATAATGACAGGAGATTATGCTACTGTAATAGGCATATTTGAGCATCAATACTCAGAAGGTAACAAATGTACAGTTGTTGAGCCAGGTACTCAGAGCAGAGACTTTACCCACATTGAGGACATTGTTAGAGGTGTAGTATTATCATCTTTTACAAATATGAATCATGAATGGTATTTACGTTCTGGAATAAATACTAGCATTATAGATGTTGCTAAAATGTTTGGAGAATTTGAATTTGTGTCTAAAAGAAGAGGAGAAAGATATAATTCAGAAGAATTTGAAACTGATACAGAAAGAGAATTAAATTGGGTACCAGAACACAAATTAGATGATTGGATTAAATCAATAAAAAACAAAAAGAGAGATTAAAAATCTCTCATTTTTTTATAATGCTCCTGATGTCCTCATATCATCTTCTAATTTTAAAACTCTTTCTTCAAGAGCTTCTTTTTTATCTTTCCACATGTAAGCTACGTTATTGTAGAATTCTAACCTCCATAATCTATTTGAATATTTCCATTCTGAATGACGTTTTAATCTGTCAATTAATGAATAATATTCAGGACTATAAGTTTGTGAGACGTTTTGAGTTGAGTCGTTTCTCATGATTATTATTTAGTTACTCTTACAATAGTAAATTTTTCAGAAAAATCACCATTATCATGCTTTGTTTTTTCAACTTGAAATTCTCCTTTATTTAAAGAATTTAAGTATTTAGAAAAATTTGATTCTTCTCCTTTTGAATTTTTTCCTGAATAACCTATACAGTTAAATTCTTTTATTTCTTCTTCTGTGAGAAAATTTAATTTATCATAAAAAGATGATAAATATCCACTATTTGTTACTATGTTATGAATTTCTATAGCCATAATATTAATTAATTTCACATATTTGTAATTCTGAATTAACTTTTTCAACGAAAATTAATATTTTTTCTACAACTTTTTCTATTGATTTGACTGTACATTTTCTGAATTTAGAATTTAATCTATCTCTACTTGATGAATTTTTTTGATGTAAAGAACATTCAAATACTTCTACTTCACCAGATTGTTCAATACAAAATCTCAAATAGTTTGAATTTTGAATATAGCCATAATGCCAATTTTCTTTTTTATCAAAAGATAAAGTCAACATAATAGTATCTTTACCAATGCTAGCCTTTGATACATCAAGATACTCTACTTTGCCAGTTAGTTCATTACGTAAAAATTCAATTGCATCTACTCTTAATAAATTTTCAATATTGAAGATTCTCATATATTTATAACTTTAAATGATTAATTTATAATACAAAAGTACAAATAATTAGTCACATATGGAAAAAACATAAAAAGTTTTAATATTTTTTATACTATTCTTCTATTATATTACCTAATTTATCTAACTTAGTCTTTCTTACATACTGAACACATTCATCATAATATTTTTTACAATCTCTATTATAAAAAGTTTCTACATTCTGCCGTCCTTTCTCATTTGCTTCTTTAACAACATCTTTTAAGCATTCTTCACAACAGTATGACCACAATGTACTCATTCTAGTATCATCACCAAGAAAAACTGAAAATTCTTGTTTATGAGTTTTGCAGTTGTTACATAATATTGAACTTGTTCCTGAATATCCTACTATAACATGACTAAATAGTTTATAATATTCATTTTTATCTGGTTTTTTCATATTATAATATAAATCCAAATTTGATACCAATTCCTGTGCTATTAGTATAAAATACACTAGTAATCAATGTATTTTCATAAATATATCCTATCTCTGCTCCTCCACTAAATAATTGTTTATTACTTACTAATTTAATATCATTTTGAGGTGTTGCACACATACCAGCTAACCCCATAATATAAAAATTAGAATCAAAAACATAACCTATTCCATAATTAAAATAATCTGGTAGTCTATCATCAACTGGTAATGATATGCTTAAACATTGATAAATTGATTTTTCAGAAATATATCCAAAATCTACACCAACTGATTTGCTAGAGTATGATAATTTTGTGATTAACTTAGTCTGATCATTTTGTGAAAACATTGAAATTGATATAAATAACAATACAATGATTAATTTAAAGTTTTTCATAATTTATTTAATTTATTTAATTTTTTCCTTCTCAAAAATTGCTCAATTTTCATATCAAGAAGTTGTTTACTAACAAAATAACTACCTCTTCCTGCGGTATAATCACACTGATCAAGCCATAATTCAAATGATATTCCGTCATCTTCAATATTTTCATGAATAATACTAGAATATTTTCCAAATTGACCAGATTTATTTAAAATTTCAGTAGCCAATTCTAAATATTGTTCTGTAATAGAATCAGCTTTAATTATTAATTTTGATCTTTTTTCAAATGTTTCGTCGTAGTTCATTGAATTTCATCTTTTAACCAATTTAAAAAATCTTCTTCATTTGAAAAAGACAAAATAGAATCTTCATCATATGGAAATTCACACATAACACTTGAACCAGATGTATTTTTTTCTATTTTTATATTATCTGATGTGAAAATAATTTTGACTTGAGTAGTTTCTCCTTCTTCATAATCAGTCCAACCATAAGTTGCTTCAATAATATTATCAAAAGTTACATCATAATCTAATATTGGTCCAGTTTCACTACCATTACTATAATGTTCAGAATTTATTTTTTCTTCTTTATCAAATAAAGCAATAGCATTTAACATTACATCTGTTACATTCATAATATTTATATTATTAGAGATTATTAGAATGCAAAGATACTAAATATAATTCGAATAAAAAAATATTATTTGTTTTTTTAAATTTTATTTTTAATGATTATATTTAATATATATAGTCATATGAAATACTTAAAAACATTTGAATCATTATTATATAGTGATTATAAGGCTGGAGATTACGTACTACTTGATTTAATTAAAATAAAATCTAATAACAAAGATAATGATTATGAAATGGATGAAGTTGATGAATATGGCAATTCTATACCAATTGATGAATTTGCATTAATAAAGGATAAGACTGTTGAATTAAATAATGGACTTTATTTATATAGTGTAACTTTTTATAATTATAATAATGAAAAAAATGATTCTTATGGTGTTGAGTCAGATGAAATAATAAGAAAGCTAAATACAAATGAGATAGAAGAGTTCAACAGAAAAAAAGAAGCATTGAAATACAACATATGAAATATTTAAAAAAATTTGAAAATAGATTAACTAACGTATTTAAATCTAAAGATGTAGATATGTGGGATGAATATATAGAAACTGAGTTAGAAACCGAATATGGATATAATAAACTCATTGGGGCTGTACATGCTGGAAATCTTAAAAGATTTGAATATTTATTACCAATATATAAAAATAAAATAAATAATATTTATGATGGAAAGAATGTATTAATTGAGGTTATAATACGAGATATTGATTTATATGAAAAAAAGAAAATGATTGAATTATTATTGGATAATGGAGTTAATTATAAGCTCGAGTTTGGAGGTGATACATTTTATGATTTGATTACTAATGATAAATTAAAAAAATGGTTTGACGATAAATATCCAGATATAGTAAAAGAGCTTAATTTATATAAAAATACAAATAAATATAATTTATGAAATATATAAAAACATTTGAAAAATTAGATAGAAAAATAAAAAAAGGAGATTATGCTATAATCGATTTTAAAACAACTAATCCTGGAGTTACAGAATTTTTTCAAAATAATATTAGTAAAATTATCGAAGTAAGAGGAATATGGATTAAATTTGGTTATAAATATGTACCAGAAGAAATCAAGGAATATTTTTATAAATCTAGAGTATATTATATATATCAAATAGAGTTAAACTTAGAAGATGTTTACTCTTATGCTATCTCAAAAGAAAAATTAGAATTAGAATTATCAACAAAAAAATTCAACATATGAAATATATAAAAACATTTGAATTATCAACTTTTTATGATGAAAAAGATATATTTTGGTATATCCATAATATTAATTTACCTAAAATTAAAGAATTAGTATCTGAAATACCTAATATTAATCTTAATATTAAAGATAGTACTGGTGAAACACCTTTGCTTCAGTCAGTTAGGTTTAGTTTATATAACGTGTTTAAATTTTTGATAGAATCAGGAGCAGATGTAAATTGTACATGTACTAATGGAGTCACTCCATTGATGATAGCAGCAAGAAATAAAAAAGAAGAATTTGTTCAAGATTTAATAGATGCTCACGCAGATTTGAATATTAAAAATGATGACGGCGAAACTGCATTAATTATGATTTCTAGCTACACAGATAAAAAGGCTTTTAAAATAATTGAAAACTTAATTGAAAGTGGTGCAGATTGGAATATATCTGATAATTATAATAATACTTTTTTGATGCATTTACAACCTGCATATATGAAAAAAATAATAGAAAAATATCCAGATAAATATGAAGAATTTATTAAAGAATATAATTTTAAAAATGATATAAAAAAATTCAATTTATGAAATATATAAAAAAATTTGAAAGTGAAATATCAGATGATGAGAAAGCTATTTTGGATAGTCAAAAAGCGGAAGATAATTATCTTAGACAAAGATATAAAGATATGAAGAAATATTTATTTTTTAAAGATAGAACGGGTAATATAGATAATGGAACATATTTTATATTAGAAAAAGATAGAATGGAAGCAGTATATGATCACACTAACCTTTTTATTGTGACTAACAAATTATATACATATAATTTGAACACAGATAAATTGAAAAATGAAAAAAGAAAAGATAAGCATTACAATTTAAATAAATATAAACTTGGTTATATAATGACAGATTCAGATAATTTACAGGATTTATTAGATTATATACCTGCTCTAAAACACACAAATAAATTTAATCTATGAAACACATTAAAACGTTTGAAAATGCATTCACTGACATATTTAAAAAAAGGAAGAAATTACCTCACGAAGTTATTAATTTTGGTGATGTATTAACTAAATTTATAGAGAAAAATATTGATATGGAATGGGATGTTTATTCAAATACATATGAAAGTAGTAATAAAAAATATTATGATGTTGTAAGAATTTTTATTGACCCACATGATATAGATGATGCTGCTGAAGTTTTGGAATTGCATTATAATTATGATAGAAATTCTATTTTATATTGTTACCATCCAATAATGAATTTTATGGAAGATATTAAAGACTATTTAGGAAATATTGTAAAGAATAGTTCTATTGAAGATGTTTCATCTGCTGGAGATAATAGATATTGGATACCACTAGATAAATTACCTGAAATAATAAATAAAATAAATAGCTCTGATTTTGATTATTATAAGTCGACAAAAAAATTTAACATATGAAATATATAAAAAAATTTGAACGTAAAAAGAATGAATTTTATACAATTAAAAATGAATTAATTAATGCTGTATATCATGGTAATTATTCTAAAACTAAAAAATTATTAGATTCTGGCTTTGATGTTAATAGTAATATAGATGGAAGAAATTCTGCATTATTATATGCTTCTTATAAAGGAGAATGGAATATTTTATTTCTAATATTAAAATATAATCCTGATTGGTACATAAAAGATATTTCAAAATATGATTTTATTGACTATATAAATGATCATATAGATGGAGATAAAGTAATAGAAAAAATAACAAAAAAATATCCTGTTAAATACAATGAGTATTTAATGATAAAAAAATCAGAAAAATTTAATTTATAAATATGAAAGTAGAAAAATTTAATGAGCATAATTTTACAACATTTGATGATGATATTGTATATGCAGGTAAATCTAAATACCCAGTAGGCACCAAAATTAAATTTAAAGATGATGGTGAGTATTTAACTGGTACTTTGACACATCCATTTGGTTATGGTGATGTTGGTGTATTCTTAGATGAAAAAGGTAAATATAAATATGATAGGGTATCACTAAAAAACAATGAATATACAGTAATTGATGATGATGTTGATAAATTCATTAAAGATCACAATTTCAAAAAAGATATAAAAAAATTCAATTTATAAGTGAAATAGCTTATAACTTATGTTTATAAGTGAAATAGCTTATAACGAAAAAATCCTATCTAATTTTTCAATTAGATAGGATTTTTTTTAATATTGCTTGAGAATACAGCATTATAGAGAAGAACTTTAGAAACTATTATTTTTTTCTCACTAACATTTGAATTAGTATTCTTCTAATACAATCTAAGAAATAATTAAACTTCTTTTGTTGTTAGATAGTTCGGTAAAATGATAAAAAATAATTAAATTCATTAAATTTTAATTAATATTTTACTTTTTTTTCTTCATTCATAGAGGATCTAATGGATTTACTCTCCTGAAGCGTTAATTTGGGTGAACTCAACCCTATTTTAATATTTTTTTATTAAAAATAAATAAATGAAAAAAAACACTACTTAATATTGAATTAAGTAGTGTTTTTATTTGTAATAGGCTGAGAAATATACCTTATACAGAAGAATCTTAAAAAGTTATTATTGTTTCTACTTTCTTTCCACTAATATTGGTTTCCCTAACATTAGTAATTCTCAATGACAGTCAATTAGATTAACTAATCCTTTTGTTGTTAATTACTCTCTCAGTACTTATTACCTATCTAGGTTGCCACCCAAACTCAATCTTGCTACAGATTTAAGGAATTTTTCTGAAAATCATGTCAAACTTGGGGTTCTTCACGGCTACGACGATTTTCATCTCATAACTAGTAGTCACCTTTCATCAACAACAGTCGAACACTTTTCCTTTATTTGTTTTATTTTAATTGTGCATTAAATTTGCAATTTAAAGTTTGTTTTGTGGATAATGAAAGTAGTGGTTCGACAACCAGCGTCTCCATCTTTTGAACGGAAATATACTAAACTACTCTCTGAGATATCCCTATCTCCATATTTTAAGTCAACTAAGATACTCTCATAGCACTTGGTAATGCTAAGGTAACCTTAATAACAGCACCACCTGTACATTGTATTACAATCTAATATTACCTTTCGGTTTTAAGCTAACTCTCATAATGGACAACGCAATTATACAACTGGAAATCGTATTTCTTGCAATAATCCTTCAGGTTATTCTTATTGATGTTCCCATCTCACTTAGACTACCCACATAGCCTTTGCATTAAACCACTTTCTCTACAGTGTTACCCTCGATAATTAAGGTTTAATGATATCCTGATTGTCTGCTCAAACACTAAATAATGTATTAATAACAAATTAACTAACTATTAACTATTCATATTAATGAGTATGTGAAGAATCTTACCGAAGCAAAATCAATTACACACAAAAAAATGTGTCAAATTAATAATTGTTGTATCTGTTGATTAATAAATAATTTAATGTCGCAAATATATAGAAACAACTACATATTCACTTTATCCTACTTTCGTAGTTTATTTAATGACTACAGACAGCCAAATATTTTCAATTTTTACAAAGAACGCTTTTAATAAAAAACAAACATTTAGATTGTAGTAAAAATTTATACTATCACTTCTTAACTAAAAGAAGTTAGTTCTAATAAAAGGAATTAACCTTTTAAACTTGTAAATTAACCATTTTCATAGTTATATATACTAATCAATCTAAATGTGTTGTTTCTTGTTGTTTCAAGTACGTTTACTTGAAAAATGACACAAATCTATTTCAGTCCATTTTTTTCTTTTCAGAACTTTTTTCAGTGGAACAATAAACATTTGGTATGTTCATTATATTTACTGTTATAATATAAATCCTTAAATTTGTATTACATTTGCAACATTTACTTCTGTAATATTAATCGTACACTTTTGCAAGCTTCAAGTTGGCTTTTGCCTTTGATTATTTTTATTACTTTTTCAATTTCATTAATATCTAAGTGTGTTTAGTTGCACTATCTCCTTTTGCAAGCTTCAAGGTGGTTTCTGTACCATTAGATTTTTCATTGCTTTTACTATCTAAGTGTGTTTAATTGCACTATCTCCTTTTGCAAGCTTCAAGGTGGTTTCTATACCATTAGATTTTCAGTTTCATTTACAATTTAGTTTATTTCTACATGTGTTCATTTATAGTTATACACCTATTGCAAGCTTCAAGGTGATTTCTGTATCAACATTTTTCATTGTATTTGAAATATATAAGTGTGTTCATTTGCACTATCTCCTTTTGCAAGCTTCAAGGTGGTTTCTATACCATTATATTTCTCATTGTATAAGCAAGATAATTAATATGTAAGTGTGTTCATTTGCACTATCTCCTTTTGCAAGCTTCAAGGTGGTATTTTATACCATTACATTTTTCATTGCTTCAATCTGAAATTTGATTTGTTTCATTATTGTAGTTCAAAATTACAAAAAGTTTTTTGTTTTACCAAATATTTAATGTTAAAGTTTTGAACTTTTTCAAGTACTCTTACTTGAATGAGTATTAAAAAACCAAGTCATTTATAAGTTCTGTTAGCTTCTCAGCTTAGAAAAATAAACTTTCATTTGTCATATTTATTCTTGTAACTTTACAAATCTGCGAAATGTATTATTATCAATCTAAGTGTGTTCATTTGCACTATCTCCTTTTGCAAGCTTCAAGGTGGTATTTTATACCATTAGATTATCTATTAAATCTGATATATGTTTTGCTTTTTTATTGTAGTTCAAAATTACAAAAAGTTTTTTGTTTTACCAAATATTTAATGTTAAAGTTTGAACTATTTTTTCAAGTACTCCTACTTGTTTTTGTTATGAATAATAATCAAGGAACTTACTTCTTCTGACAAGTCAGTGTTTCAGTGTTAAAATTAATATTCATAGTGAAGATAGATGGAGTTGAACCCAGTGTCAGTAACACTTGCCTTCTGCACAATTCGAATCGTGCTGCACCCTGTGTGCTTATCTTCATCATTTTTATAATTTAATCAATAGTCAGTCCTTGTAGAGAAATAATAGCAGTCAGTCACTGATCATCTGACATTAGGTTCACACATCATCAAAAATTAATTTGATAGGTAATTTCCACGGTGTAGTTACTATTTACATTTATAACAAGATAAGTTCTACAGTTCTCATATCTATTTCAATGGACTTTTCATCTTTGATAATTTTCATTATCATTAACTCACCACTATTAGCATCAAATTCATCTGGTTCATATATATTTTGTTACAAACATATACACTCTGATTTCAGATATTGCTGATATTTCTTGTTTAAATCTGATTTTTTGATTTAAATTATTGTAGTACAAATATACAAAAAGTTTTTTGTTTTACCAAATATTTTTTGATATTTTTTCTACATTTTTTACTCAAGTACGTTTACAAGAGTTTTAAAAAATCAAATCATTTTTCAGTTCTTTTTATCTTCACAGATTAGAAATAACATTTTTTCATTTGTTATATTTACTTCTGTAACATTAAATTTATGTATTTTCAGTTTCACTATAATCTTGTTCAAGATTAAGGGTGGTTTCCTTACTACTAAATTGTGATTACTTTAATCTAAGTGTGTTCATTTGCACTATCATTCTCTTGCAAGCTTTGAGAGGTTTTTATACCATTAGATTTTTTTCAATCTGAAATTTGATTTGTTTTTATTGTAGTTCAAAATTACAAAAAGTTTTTTGTTTTACCAAATATTTAATGTTAAAGTTTTGAACTTTTTTTCAATTGAAATTTAATTTTTGTGATTATATTTCTTTTGATATTGTAGTGCAAAATTACAAAAAGTTTTTTGTTTTACCAAATATTTAATGTTAAAGTTTTGAACTTTTTCAAGTACTCTTACTTGAAGTTTTTTGTTTTTTATTGTAGTACAAAATTAATAAAAGTTTTTGATACTACCAAATATTTAATGTTAAAGTTTCAGTTTTAATATACGCATTCATATCCATCTGAATTCTCAAGTGTTTCAATAATTTCCAATAAAAAATCATTAAAGTTTTTACTTGTATAATCTTTTGAAAAGAAATAATGATATTTTTCTAAAATCTCATCTCCTCTATTATAAAACAATTTTAATTTTGTTGCAGTATCTAATGCATCATCTTTTGACATTTCATGAGCCATATCTGCATAGTGCTCATTTTGACAATATTCATTATCTTGAAATTTCGCACCAATTTCTCTACATAAAGTTTCAATTAGATGTTCTCTATTTATGCTTGTTATAAACTTAATACCACTTTTTGTAATAATAGTTTTACTCATATATTTATGTTTTTAAACTGAATTACAAAATTACAAAAAGATTTTCATACTACCAAACATTCACAAGTTAATTTTTCAATTATTTTTAAAATCTTCCAATGTTTTGTAATAACTACACATATTTTCAATTGAATAGAAAACTAATATATTATTTTTTATTGCAAATTCAACTTCCTTATCTGCACCACTTGATTCTCCTGGTAATCTCAATATACAATCACATACTGGAATCCACTCAAAATCAATTTTAAGCCAATCTTCATATGGTCTAGGATGAGCCATATGCTGAAAATGTGAATATAATGGTGTAAATGGCACAAAACCTTTATTCATTAATTCATCTGCTGTGTCCATTTGTATTTTAACATTAACAGCAACATCACCTTTTGTATATGGTGAAGCTATATAAACTTTAATCATATTTTTATTTTATTTTTTAATATATATATGATATAATGAAAAATATAAAAAGTTTTGATAAATACAATGAAGATGTACTAACTGATGGTTTTACTCCTGAGAATGCAAGGTATAATGCAGGTATAAAAGCAAATAGAATAATATATCAACTTAAAAATTTATTATTACCTGTTGGTAAATTAACTGAGCAAGTTGTCACAAGGTCAATTGAATCAATAAATTCATTAAATAGAATTATTAATGATGAAATTATTGAAGATGATGCTATGATAACTCAATTAAAAAAATCAGATACTTCAAATACAATATTTGATGTTATAAAAAATATTGAAGTTAATCAAAATGGTATAAATAGATCTACAAATAAATACTCAGCTACAATAAATACTTTGTGGTTAGGAGGAAAAAAATATGATTTAATAGTAAAGCCATTATCATTTTGGTTGAATATGGCAAAAAAAGACAGAGAAACAGAAAATAAAATATCCAATCAACTATGTGGTTGGATAAATAGTAATATAAATTTAACTATTGAATCATTAAATAAAATAACACACAAATGAGCAAACCAATTAAAATAATAGGTATAATATTATTTAGTTTTATACTTATTTTTATAGCATATGAAATATTCATACCAACTAAAGATTATCCTTTTAGTAAAATTGAAATTGTTAATTATCATCATCTATATAACTTAACAAATAGAACTTATCTAGATACAATTGTAGAATCAGGATTACAATCACTTAAAATTGATACTGTTACTGTTGTTATTAAAAATATTGATAAATCATCAATAGTAATTAATGGCGAAGATATTGATTTGAAAGCATATATAGTAGTTAATAACGATACATATTATATATTTATTGGTGACTATAGTAGAAATGAAAGTATTACAATATTATCTCATGAATTAATTCATTTAAGACAATATTATGACAAAATGTTATTAATTAGTAGAACAGGAGTTTATTTATGGCTTGGTGATGTTATAGATATATCAAATATGGATTATAATCAAAGACCTTGGGAAATAGAAGCATTTGATAATCAATCAGATAATGCAAATGCAATGAAATATATTTTATATAAATTATAAGTTGAATTTTTTTGATGCATTAATTATATTATAAAACTCTTCTGTTGTAAATTTATTTGGAAAAAAGTATTTACTATCTCCGTCATCTTTATCACAAATAATATATCCTTTTTTATCTCTAAGTGTTATTATATCTCCATCACCTATTTTATAAACATTATTATAAGATCTCTTACCATTATATTCTGAATATTTTAAAATAGAATCAATAATATATATCTCACCATATTTCAAATAATTACTCTGAAGTCCAATATATATAATTTCATCACCTATTTTTAAATCATTTAAGTAATCAGGATTATCATGTTGTACTTCATATATTTTAAAATTTGTTATCATATATTAAATTTATTAGTTTGTGTTAAAAATTCTAATTTTGATTTATCATCAGATATATGAATCAATTCTTCTAATGAAAAAGACATGGCATTTTTATATTTTTTGCTATAATCTATTTCGCTATGATAAATTTGATATGATTCTAAATAATCAGGAATATAATCAAATTGAACTATAAATCTATCCCAACGATATTTAATATCAATAATTTCTATTATCTGTCCTATATTACTTAATGTAAAACTATTTAGTTCAGTAAAATCAATACTTTCACATATAACATAATCTCCAATAGATGGTAGTATTGATGATTTTTTATTTTTTTCATATATTTTAAAATCTGTTATCATACATTAAAATTGTTGGATTTATTAATTAATTTCAGTCTATCTTCTAATATTTTTCTAACTGATGAGTATTTGTATACATCTTTTTTATCTATCCAAAAACCATCTTCATGATAATAATCTTTAAAATCAATTTTATATTGTGATTTACTTTTATTTATTATTTTAAAAATATTATTGCTTATTTTGGTTTTATATTGAATATCATAATTTATTCCTTTAAGAACAGGTATAACATAATAATCAACAGGTATTTCTATCTGGTTATTAACAAATTCATATTTTTTTATATATTTCATAATTATATTTTATAATTTATATTTTTGATATACTATATATTAAAAATAAAAATAACAATCTTATTTTTTTATATATAATATAAACAATAAAACAGCACAATTATATATGTTAAAATATGATGATTATAATAAATTGAATGAGGCTTTCTTTCATCGTAGTAAAGATGAGTTAGAAAATCTCATACATTCATTTAAAAGCTTGATTATAAATCTAAAACAATCAATAGATAAAAAATATACATTAGATTTCTATAAAACTCAAATCAAAGAGGATTTAGAATCATATAAAATAAATATATTGAATAATTACAATAAAAATACAATTAGTAAATTTAAAGATTTGTTTAAAGAATTTTTAAATAATGTAGATAATGACATAATTAAGCATATGAAATTAGGTAAATTTGCTAATGATATATTAAAGATATATTCTATTAATAATTCTTTTGATATTAACATAAAGAATGTAAATAGTGTGTTTAAAGCTTATCTTGATAATGTTGATAGATATATAGACAACACATATGATTTTTTCTACAATAAGATTGAGACTGATAAATCATATGAACCATATAATAAAATTGATATTAAAATAAATAAAGTCCCTATTGATGAATATCAAAAAACAAAATACAAATATCAAATTGAGTTATTAAAATTACAAGAATGGATTACATACAACAATAAAAAAGTATTGATTATATTTGAAGGTAGGGATGCTGCAGGAAAAGGTTCAGCGATTAGAAATATCACAAGATTTCTAGATCCAAAGCATTTTAGAGTACAGACATTTGGTATACCTACAGAAGAAGAGAGTAATAATTGGTTTGATAGATATGAAAAATCTTTACCTAAAAATGGAGAAATTGTTTTTTTTGATAGATCTTGGTATACAAGAGGTTATGTTGAACCAGTGATGAAATATTCAACTGAAGATAAATATAATAAATTTATGAAAGAAGTCAATAACTTTGAAGATAAATTAATAGATGATGACATCATACTTATAAAAATATGGTTCTCCATATCTCAAGATGTACAAAAAATGAGATTTGAATTAAGAAAATCTAATCCATTGAAATACTGGAAGTTTAGTAAGAATGATGAGCAAACATTAGACAAATGGGATGAATTTACTAAATATATAAATGAGATTTTCAAAAAAACAAATACTAAAGATTCTCCTTGGATAATAATAGATGCTGATGATGAAAATTATTCAAGATTAGAATCTTTCAATAGTATAATAAAATCAATAGAAAAAGATAAATCAAACATCAAAGAGGGTGGAATAAAAGTAATATTTGAAGATTTAGATGGACCATTAATTCCATATGATAAAAATTCAGATACCGACTATCATAAATTTTTTAATGATCCAGAAAAATGGAGTAAGACTGCTATGAGCAATTTAAACAATATTATTGAAAAGACAGAAGCAAAAGTAGTATTATCTTCTTCATATAGAGATGATAAACCATTAAGCGAAATAGAAAAGATGATGAAAACTGCTGGATTTAAATATAAAATATATGACGTTGTTCCAAATGACAAATCTAAAAAACGTGGATCTGATATAAAAGATTGGTTAAAGAATAATAAATCAGTTAGTAATTTTATTATTATTGACGATAATAAGCATGACTTATATGAAGTATTTAGCAAAAAACACATTGTTAAAACTACTCATGAATTAGGAATAACAGATGATATTAAAGATGAAGCTATTGATAAATTAAATACTAAATGATATTATGAAATATTTAAAAAAATATGAAATGTTAAACAAATTAGACACATCAGATAATCCTATATTTATAGAATTTATGATTAATTTCATAACATCTTTAGATTATGACTTAACCACAAATTACAATAAAAAATACTCTAGAAATGAGATATTTTTTTATAACAAAGATATAAATTCTGAGGGTTTAAAATTTTGTATTGAAATAACAAATGATGAATTAATTTTTAAAAAATACCATAATAATTTTAAGATTATTGAAGAATATTTAGAAACTATCAATGGATTAAATTTAATAAATATTGATCATCACATATACAACTTTAAGATATCAGGAAATACTCTAGATATCGAAGAACAGATAACAAAAAAGAATTTTGATATGTTTAGAGAAGCAAATAAATTTAATTTATGAAATATTTAAAAAAGTTTGAATCTAAAGAAGTAGATTTATTTAATGCTATTGTAAATGACAACACAAAAAGAGTTGAATATTTAATTAGACTTAATGCTGATATAAACATTCAAGATGCTGAAGGTAGAACTCCATTATTTTATGCAGCAAATCATGATTTTATGAGTATTGTTAATATACTTATTGAAGCAGGAGCGGATTGGAATATTATTAACAACAAAGGATATGATTTTACATATTTATTAAGTGATAAACAATTTGATTATATTATGAAAAAATATCCTGATGAATATAAAGAATATTTAATGAAAAAAACAGCAAACAAATTTAACTTATGAACCATTTAAAAATATATGATAATTATAAAGATAAAATGAATTCAAAGAACAAATTCAATAATATGATAAATGAGTATATACCAGGATATTACATGATATATAAATCTAATACTTATCATTGGAAGCAACATAGATACAATGAATATATAGTATTATGTAGAATTATAAATCCAGAAGTTTTTGATGAAGTGGATCTAAGATTAAACATAGATATTCTATCTTATTTTTGTGAATTAGAACAACATGAATTAAGGGAAGATGAAAAAATAAAGACTGGAAAACAAATAATAAATCCAAATCATTCAACGTTTGAAAGATTATTTTTGTCATCGTCATTAAAAACATCTCAAGATAAATTTGAAGAATTGAAAGAAACTACATATTATCAATGGGAATTAAATAAAGTCACAGATAAATTTAACTTATGAAAACATTCAATCAATACAATGAATCTATAAAAAATAAACATTTTCCTATATATTTTAGAAGATATTATGAATCAGGTAGATATAAAATATCAGATATATATTACGACATTGAACAAGCAAATAAATATAGTATTGAATATGTTCTATTTAATAATACCACTAAAGGAGATGAGTTCTTTTACTTATATTTATTTCCATGTAATGAAAATGAATCTAAAATTATTAGTTCTGAGTTAATAGGTATGTTTAATCTATCAAGTATATTTAATGAAGACTTAACAACAGAAGAAAATATAGAATTAATAAAAACATCAAAAAATGCGAATATTATAAATTTAGAAGATGTAAATTTAATAATAAATTCAAATAAATTTAATATATGAAAACATTTATACAGTTCAATGAAACTGAAAATTATGGAGAACCAATGTACAGTAATACAAATAGAATAACTCTTAACCTTTATTCTTATAATGACGAAGAAAATGATTTTCCTCTTTTAGAACGAGATATCAAAAAATTAGAAGAAAATAATATTTATTATATTATAATTAGTACAACAGACAATTATATTAACTCTACACAATTTCAAACAATGTTTAAAATTTATGCATTACCAAAAAATAAAGAACAGAGAGATATAACTTATTATAATATGAATTTTTCTTATAATACTAAAATTAACATAGAATACAATGGTGAAAATTTAGATGAAGTTTTAGATGCAATTAAAAAAAGAAATAAAAATTTTTCAATCATAAATAAAGAAGACTTATATGTTATTATAAATTCAAATAAATTTAATATATGAAAACATATCAACAATTTAATGAAATGAGCAATGTTGGATGTACTATATTTTTCAAAGTATATTTTAAATTTGAAAATGTGTATAAACAAATTGAGATATTAGATGAAAATAGAATAGATTATGATATATCTTATCATAATAAATTCATTAAAATAGATGCTTATGCTTATTCTATAAGTGAGTATAATTTTCTTATATCAATTGAATTCAAAATAAATAAAAAATCACAAGAACTAATAAATCCAAATATGTCACTTGATAAAATTAGAAGTATTGTAAAATCAGACAAAGGTTGGACGCCAACAAGTAAAGAAGAATTACCATACATTAATGATATAAATAAATTCAACTTATGAAATATATAAAAAGATTTGAAAGTATAATAACAGAATTGAATTACTCAAGTAAAGGATTAACTTCTTTACCTGAGTTGCCTGATACATTAAAGAATTTGGGATGTCATCATAATAAATTAAGATATCTACCAGAATTACCAACTACATTAGAAGAATTGTTTTGTGGCGATAATGAGTTAAAAAAATTGCCAACTTTACCAAACACAATAACAAATTTAATGATTCATCATAATGATTTGACAGAATTGCCAGATCTACCAGATTCATTGATAAATTTTTCATGTGGGCATAATAATTTAACTGAAATACCAAAATTACCAAATAATTTAGTATATTTTTTATGTGATAATAATAATTTATCTGAATTACCAGAAATGCCAGAAACTGTAACTCAATTTAGTTGTAAGTATAATAATTTACCATATGAAGATTTGAATGGATATTGGGATTGGTTTTATGATAGAAATCCAGAAAGAAAACAAGCAAAAAAATTCAACTTATGAGATATTTAAAAAAATTTGAAAAATATAATGCATCTTTAGATTTAAATTATATTTTAGAAGATGATGTATATAGTGATTCAGATGCAATAAAATTATTAAAAAAAGTGAAATATGCTATTGACAATGATTGTGTTATTGATAATATTAATATACATTGGATGGAAAGAACTCCTTTAATTACATGCGCTGTTTTAGACTGTCATATAAAAACCCAGTCTAAATATAGAAATATATTTGAGCAAATAGCAAAAGAACTAATTAATTCAGGAGCTAATATAAATCATATAGATAAAGATAACAGAAGTGCTTTAATATGGGCTACAGATAGAGGACATTTTGATGTAATGGAACTATTAATTGAAAATGGCGCAGATTGGAATATTATGGATGTATTCCATCATGAATTTCATGAATATTTGAGTGATGAACATTTTGAAAAAATTATTCATAAATATCCAGAACAATATGAATTGTATAACATGAAAAACAACACGAACAAATTCAATTTATGAAACATATAAAAACATATACTCAGAAAGAATTGGATGATAATTTGTTGAAATATTCAGCAAAACAGGCATCTTTGCAAAAAGTAAGAGAATTGATAACAGATGGAGCTAACGTTAATTGTTTTGATCGTATCAGATATAACACGCCATTAATTAACGCATCACAACAACTAAATTATAGTACAATTAAATTGTTAATAGAAAATGGTGCTGATATAAATTTAGTAAATAAAAACAATAAAAATTGTATATTTTATATTGTTAATCAAAACACATATACTTATACTAAATATAAAAATAAAATTAATAATATAATTGATTTATTAATTTCATCTGGAATAAATTTAAACAATAAAAATAAAAGTGATGTTGATATTTTTGATAATATTCAAGAATCAAATCCTTTTATTCTTCAATATATAATAGATAATTATCCAGAAGAATACAAAGAATATTTAATGAAAAAAACTGCAAACAAATTTAACTTATGAAATATATTAAAGCATATGAAACAGTTGAAGTCTGGAACGATAATAAAAGGATAAAAACATATGATTCATCAGAATACGAATTAAGTGATTATGTGATTTTGAATAAGCTTTATTTTCCAGATATAAGTGATAATTACACATATCTTATAGGTAAAATAATAGACATTTCAGAAAATAATAATATGTTTTATTGGGTTATTAAATTACCAGATAAAAAAGTAGTATGGACTGGAGATTATGAAATACATAAAACTATAACAAAAGAAGAATATGAAACGCTAGAAATAAAAAATTCATCAGATAAATATAATATATAAGAATATGATAAGTAAATATAATGACTTCATTTTAGAAAATAAATATGAAGATGAACGTGAAGATGTCACAGGTAAAGTTAACAGAAGTAAAAAGTTATCGAAAGAAATGAAGGAAAAAATATTACCTTTGATTATTCCTGGTAATACAAAATACAAAAATGGTAGAATTTTTGATTTACATATACCTAAAATCGAAGGTAAATCATTTAAATTAGTAAGCTTAGGTGCAGATAAAAATGGATTTTTTGTATTTACTCATAGAGCAAGATGTAAATCTAAACCAAATATTGAAGATATTCCAAATAAAGATATTGAATTTATTGAAACAACAGGATAATAAAATAATATATAGAATATGAAAATTAAAAAATTTAAAGAATTAAATGAAGCTGATACTAATCAGATACCAGGTACATCATTAGATAAATATTATTCTTATTATAAAAGATGGTGTGATGAAAATGGATTTGAATATAATTTTAAAGATATATCAGAAGATGAAATTATTGAGATAGCAAAAAAATACGCTGATGATAATAATTTACCGAATATGACATATTACAGAAATGATTAATATATTTAACAATAAAAAAATGAATTATTTATTATAATTCATTTTTTTTGATTATATTCGTAGATAAAAATAAATAGATAAAATGACAAAAATATTAGATATTATAAATAAATTATTCTTATTTTTTGCTTTGCTTTGGTTAGCCTTATCATTGTGTGTAATAATTATATTATCATTAATTAAAACTTTTTTGAGAATAACATATAAATCAATTAAGAATAAAATCAAAAGAAAAAATGAAAAAAAAATTACTATGGTTGGATGATTCTCGTAATCCATTAGAAAATGATTGGTTAGTTTTTAGTCCAATTGGAAAAGATGTAGAAGTGAGTTGGGTTATGACTCAAACTGAATTTGAAGATTGTATTATGATTAATGGATTACCTGATGCAATATGTTTTGATCATGACTTGGGTACAGGTAATGGTGATGGATATGAGTGTGCCAAATGGTTATGTAGATACTGTGACAACAAAAAATTAAAACTACCTTTATATGCTATGCAATCAGCTAATACAGTAGGAAGAGAAAATATTGATTGCTATTTAAAAAATTATATGAAACACTGCTATTAATATTATGAAAAACGAAAAAGAAAAAGAAATAAAGGATTTTGAAAAATGGAGAATAAAAGAAGAATTAACTCTTCAAATTTTGATTGGATTAAATAAATCAATTGAAGATTTTAAATCTACTACAATTGAAGGATATAAACCAACAAATAAAGATATAAATTCTGTTCTAAGTACAATTTTAAGCAAAAGGTTAAATAAATAAAAAAAGAGTTATGATTTAAATCATAACTCTTTTATTTTTATTTCTGAAATGATGGTTTCAGCCACATTTTTGTGTGTTTAAAAATATAATCTCTTAATTCTGGAAATTCATTCAGCATCAAAATTGTTTTTAATGTATCATACTTAAAACACTTTGTAAGTTCATCTTGAATTCTTTCATTAGAAACTACTTTCATTTTTGATTCATAATCATAATTTTTGATAGCGATTTCAATATCATCAGTCATTCTGAATCCTTTTGTGATACAAAAACGGACGCATCTCAAAATCCGTAGGCTGTCCTCATCAAATGTAAGTTCACATGGTCTTGGAGTTCTAAGAATTCCCATTTTTAAATCTTTCACACCATCAAACAAGTCAATCAAAGTACCATTCTCATCAACAGCCATAGCATTTAATGTGAAATCACGTCTTATTAAATCATCTTCTAGTGTACCAAGTTCTAAAATTGGACGTCTTGTACCTTCATAATAGCCAATTTCCTTTCTTGCCATTACAAAATCTGCTGTCAATCCTTCATGCTTATGTCCTTTTGGAAATTTTGCTTTGATAGTAAAACATCTTGGTGTTGAATTGTATATAGTGTAACCATTTTTACGTAGCCATAACTCCATATCCATAAATCCAGATTCAACTGATTGATTCATATCATCTAATACAAAAGTAAAGTCAATGTCTTTACAATCAACTCCTAAAATACGGTCACGAACCGCTCCTCCCACTTCATAAATTTTTGGCATATTTTTATTTTTATTTAATTCTCACAAAGATATGGAGAATAATTGATACTAGCAAATCTTTAAGTTAAAAAATCAATCTATAGGTAATCCACCAAAAGTCTTTTGAGCCCATACAGCTAATGAGTGTCTTTCGGAATCTGTGTAATTATTAACATGGTTGTGGTAGTAATTATAAGTTTTAACTTCCTCAGCATATCTTCTATCTTCTATTTCCGATTTTAAAGTACTGTTAACTTCTATACCTTTTATATTATTGTGATTGAGTAACGTTTCTAGTATTGAAGTTTTAATATCTTCTAACTTGTAATCCTTAATTACAGAACCTATTACAATAGGTAACCTCTTTGTATTATCCAATACTGAATTGAGTGTGTTTGGATCAGTAAACTTTAAATATACATAAGCCCCATACATATCAATATCTAAGTTATACATGTCAAATAGTATTACGTTCTTGGAACAATAATTACCATGACAAAGAAGAGAATGTAAACTAATATGATTCTCATGAAGACAATACCTATCATCTAGTGATAACTCTTTTAATACTTTCTCAAAATATTCAGGAGTAGTTTTCTTATCTTGAACTGCCTGATGGACAATTCCTGCATTAGGGTGATATTTGTAATCTCTCATGATTTTTATTTTTTATATTTTTTAAACCACATACTGTAAATCGAATATATATACACACTTAGAAGAAACAAAATAAACACACCTAGTATAATACAAATACTAGTAAAATCTACATTATGATTATTTATATTTGAATTATAAATTATCATAATAACTTTAATTGACATTGAAATAAGATACATATACATAGCTGATACTGCTATTGTACCGAAAATTTTAAAAAATTTAATGTTCATATCTTTTTTTATTTATATGTTTATCTTCTATTTTATCAGCGAATTCATTAATATCTTCTGATAATGCTATTAATAAGAAGCCTATTAATATAACACAAGTAAAAATACCAATGAAGCCTATTAATAAAGCTAATAATCTCAATAATGTTATTATGAATCTCATATTATTTTTTTTTATTTTTTTAATATCTTATATGAAAAAATTAATATTATAATAATTAAAAAAAGAGTGATAATTGTTCCTATTCCAAAAAAAATATAATTCTCTATACATTTATTTAATGAATAATAATTAACATCATATAGATAATGTGTCATTTTAATTCCATCAATTATATAATATAACATGTATCCGTATCCAATCAATAACAAAAAATTAAAAACTATATTAAAAATTTTTTTCACCATAATATTATTTATAGTTTAAATACATAACCTTCTGGAAACTTCTTTCTACATTCTGAACCAACTCCCATAACCCATGCATTATCATAAGTTTCTTTATCATCTGCTTTATACATTCCACCACCAAATATTGAATTGATGAAATATTTTGGCTCTTTTAATATTCTACCGCAACATGGACAATGATCCATATTCATACTATCTGCTTTATCAGCATTAGAATAATATAAATCAAGATTCTCAATTGTAGGAATACTAATAATATCTTCAGGTTCTTTATTCATATAGTTGATTATTTATAATTACAATACAAAGGTATATAAAAAGCCTTGAATAAAAAATATTCAAGACTTTATTTAATATATTTTAATACTAATTAGAAAAAATTGGAAGCGTCAACATATTTGAATCCACATCTTTTAGCGAATGTTTTATCACTTGTCAAATCTCCAACCATTGTACATTGTGATGAGTCAAGTTTATATTTTTCAATAAAATCTACACCTAATCCTACACCTGGTTTTCTACAATAACAAATTATTGGAGGTACTGAATGTCCACAATATTTATAATCAATATTAACTCCTAACATTTCATTTGTTTTTTCAAA